GCTATGCTTGCTGTTACGCACCACTTTGCTGTGGAGTATTCAGTAAAACAAGTCGTGAAGTTAGGACTACTAAAGCTCAACGAGCCCTTTAACCAATATATGGTTTTAGGTGATGACATTATAATATGAAACGAGACAGTAGCTAATTACTACTACAAATTCATGACTCAAGAGTTAGGAGTAAAAATTAATTTATCCAAATCTCTTATCTCCAATAAAGGAGTTTTTGAATTTGCTAAACGTCTTGTTCATCCGGTACAAGGTATAATTTCTGCAGTTCCACTAAAAGAATTTTCGCTGGTTTCGCAAAATATTGCGGTTCTAGCAACTTTATTTTCTAATTTTAGACATAAAGTGAAAATTTCTAGTGTGTTTAGAATCTTTGGTTTTAATTATAAAGTTTTAGGTAAACTAAATTCTTTATCTTTAAAATCAAGAGCAGGGTTCCTACTACATTGGGCTTTAATGCCCAATCTTACGGATAAATCATCTCCTAATTGGGGGGATTGATTCCAAAGAAGAGGAATCGCTCCTATCACACCAGGATTCGAAGCTATATCTCGCTATACTATTATAGAAGCTTTAACAGCTCTAGTAGCAAAGAGTTTCTTTGATAACTATGAAGTGATGCGTCTCAATACTGCTTATATTTTTAATTACAATCTTTTTTTACAAAAAGATTATAAGCGTATTTTTGACAACGACGATTTTGTTAACCGTTGTGATCACTATCTAGATATAGTATATAGAGAGGTATTGCGGAAGGCCTTAGAGGAACGAAAATATTTCGATACTCTAAGTACTCAAGGAATCAACATTAGTGACTCTGGAATTGACCAGCTGGTTGCTTTCCTTATGAAAGCTCCAGCGGCTTCCCTGGTTCTATCAGAGGAGTTAGAGACTCCACTCGGATCTGTATTAAAACTAGAAGCTGTTATACAGCAAATAGTTGTTAACAAATTAATACAAGTGAAGATGGACCCTAACAAATTTGCAGAATCCATTAAAACTCTTGAATGAAATCATGAGACTGAGTCTCATGAGGACTGGAAAGAGGTGCAATTCGTCTCAGAACAGAAATCAATTCCTGCTGACTTAGCGTCACCTAAAGATGAAACTAAATCTTTGGATTTTACAGTTAATCCTAACCTTTACAAAGGTACAGGAACTAAAGAAGATCCAATTGAAATAGACTAATCTTACCTTGAATAAGTAAGTTTAGTTATATCTGAGGTTTTACTTGAGTAATAATCTTTTTAATTTTAGTTCATTTTCTGAACTAAAGAGGATTATTATATAATCAGTAGAGTTTAACCGAGATCAACTCGGTCACCAGAATTGGTTCTATCTTCATATGTAGGTATAATTAAATACTACGAGGAGTAACCTATAGACTTGATACTCACCAACTCTTTATTAGAAGAGTCAGGGTAAAGTTTCGAAAAGCTAAAGCATATGCTTCAGATTCGCTATAGGAGGAGAGTTAGCTTGAGAATTAGTGAAATCCTCAGGGGCTACGCTGGAAGCAGTAAGCCTCCCTCAACCTAATAATTATATATGAAGATTCTTAAATATCGATCTAGTATTCGAAACTAGTTTCTACTCGTACACACTAGAGGTGCTGGGTTTACCCATACCTTTAGCCTCTGTATGAGGTGTAGAAACTAATAAGAATTTAAGACGCATCTAAGCGCAAACTCACACTGAATAGG